TTAACCGGCCTTTTTGCTATCACTCAAAGGGCCTGCTAAGGCTGCATTCTCACCACTCTCAGGTGACCCTTTTTTGGCCCCAGACTCAAGTAAGACTAGTAAGCGATCCTTCTCATAATCAGGGCACTGGATAAGTTTCAGATTCCTCTCGTCTTTCAGTTGCAGGACTGTGTCCACGCCTTTTCTGGCAATCAACTCAAACAAAGATTTTTTCTCCTCTTCGCTGAGTATGTTGAAAATCGAAGCAAGCCCAGTTTCATAATTAGCTGTAGGCTCATGTAGCACTTGGCGAGAAGGTTTAGCATCATAAGCAGGGCTAGGCGCTTGTCTTTCAAATACCTCTTCATGGCTGCTTTCTTTAGGAAGCACTTCCAGCTCCCTACCCAACAACCATTCAATAGAGACATTTTCTTGTGTCGAAATTTTCTCAAGGACTTCATAACGAGGGATTGAGCCTTGCCGAGAGAAGTAGTTTTTAAATGTGCTTAAATTTATGCCCCAATCCTTTGCTGCTTGATACTTACTTCTGCCTTTCAGTAGCTGTTCCAGTCTTTGCGTGAAACGTTCTTTTTCAATCGACTTAAAAGAACCATAGGTTTCTTTTTTGTCTGCCGCTGCATTGCTGTTATTAATCATAATAAAACCAATTAGTTAGATGGTAATCGTTAAGGGTTTATTTATCGGCTTAAAAAAACCTTGATTAGGTCTTTTTAAGGACTTATGCTTTATCCAGACAGATACCCGCGCAGTTATCCGCGCGGATAACTTTTTAGGATAGATGAATCATGAACCGAAATGAAGATCTGACTGATTGGCACCCTGAGACGATTAAGGCGGAAATCCACAAGCGTGGTTTATCTTTCCGTTCTTTATCGGTTCAGGCTGGCTATAAAAAAGACTCTTTAAAGAGTGTTTTGCGCACTCCATGCCGCCCGTATCAGCAAATTGTTGCTGATGCTCTCGGCGTTCCACCTGAAACCATCTGGCCGAGCCGATACAGCATTCACAGCTACATGAATAAGGCGGTTTAACTATGTTTGTCGTTGCTAAGGAATTGGTCGGTGCACCTGGTTTACCTAAAACCGTAAAAGGGATTCGTGAAGCGTTATCGCGTTATTCGGCTGGTGCTGAGGATAAAGTCCGTAAACGCGCTGGCAGTAAAGCTTTTGAATACCACATCTCCGTGCTTCCTCCTGAAGTACGTGCTGAATTGCTGACTTCAAAAGGCCTGGTAGAAACATCCTCTGGTGTCATCTCCCTGCCAGAACGTACGCAGGTTAACGCTGACTCAGCCACCAGTTTTGAACGTCAGCAGCTGTGGAAGCACTGGGAAAGTGCCACCAACGAACAGCGCCAACGTGCTGAGCAGCGTACTAATGCGGTTTCTCTTGTCGCTGAACTGGTTGATTCAGGTTTAACGCTGCGTCTGGCTCTGAGAACGGCAGCAATAAAACTGCATATGAGCGAAGGTTCACTGCGTAACCTGTATTACCGGGTGCAGAACCGTAGCCGTGATGTCTGGGCACCTGTTTTGCTTGATCGTCGGCTGCGTGAAAAGTGCAAAACCAACCGTGAAGCGCCAATCAGTGAGGATGCCTGGCAGTTCTTCCTCGGCGATTATCTCCGTCCGGAAGAGCCTTGCTTCACAAAGTCGTATGAACTGCTCCAGATTGCAGCGCGGGAATATGGCTGGGAAATCCCATCTGAGCGCACCCTGCGTCGTCGTGTAGACCGTGAAATTGATGCTCGGGTCATTGTGGCCACCCGCAAGGGTGATAACGCGCTGGCGCGTATGTTCCCAAGTCAACAGCGTACTGTCGCGCAGCTGCATGCAATGGAATGGATCAACGGTGATGGTTACCAGCATAACGTCTTCGTTCGCTGGTATAACGGCGAAGTTCTTCGCCCAAAAACATGGGTCTGGCAGGACGTTCACAGTCGTAAAGTTATTGGCTGGCGTACTGATGTCTCTGAAAACAGCGACAGCATCCGTCTGTCATTGATGGATGCTATCTCCGAGTTCGGCAAACCTGAACACGTCACCATCGATAACACCCGTGCAGCAGCGAATAAATGGCTCTCTGGTGGTGTTCCTAATCGCTATCGCTTCAAGGTTAAACCAGATGACCCGATGGGGATTCTGCCAATGCTGGGGATTCAGGTTCACTGGACCAGCGTGATAGGTGGTAAGGGATGGGGTCAGGCTAAACCAGTTGAACGTGCGTTCGGTATTGGTGGCCTGGGGGATTATATCGATAAGCATCCTTCACTGGCTGGCGCATATACCGGGCCAAATACGCAGAATAAACCTGATAATTACGGTGACCGGGTCGTTGATGTTGAGACGTTTCTTTCCGCAGTCAATGAGGGGATCGCCATGTACAACGCCCGTTTTGGTCGTGAAACCGAAATGTGCCAGGGCGAGCTGTCATTTGACCAGGCATTTGAGCGTAGTTTCAGTAACGCCATTGTCACTCGCCTCAGCGATGAACAAATCCGCCAGCTCATGCTTCCTGCGGAAGCGGTAACGGTGAAAACCACCGGTGAATTCTTCCTCCAGTGCGGCGGTTCTTTGTATGGCCGTAAAAACAGTTACTGGAATCCGGTTCTGGCCAATATTCGCCAGCGCAAAATTACAGTGCGTTTCGACCCTCGCAATCTTCACAGCGAAGTGGCGTGTTACGACCTTGATGGCCGTTTCCTTTGCATGGCGGAATGCCGTTCAGCTGTTGCGTTCGGCGATACCGAAACAGGTCGTGAACATAGCCGCCAGCGTAAGCAGATGATGACCCATACCAAACGCGCCGCCAAGGCTCAGCGCCGCATGACGGCAATAGAGGTGAACGACCTGCTGCCAAAAGTCGCGCCGCCAGAACCACCGCAGCGGCATGTTGTTGAACGTGTCTTTGCCCAGGGTAATGCACTGAAAAAAGTTCAGGAAGTCCAGGAGCATCAGCACGAGAACGATGTGATTTTCCAGACGCTGATGAAAAATGTCAGTAAATCGAAGAAATAAAAAAGCGACGTTTGAGCCGCCGCTTTTGAGAAGTGTTTAAAAACGTATTAACAATGGAAAAATACAGGATTAAAAACGATGACGCAAATTAACCATGATGTAATCCGTAATACCGTAAAAGGTCTGATTGATGACAAAACAATTTCTGGTGCTGCTCTGTCGCGTGAAACAGGGGTGTCTTCGTCTGCCCTTTCTCAGTTTATTAACGGTAAATACAAGGGCGATAATGATGCCGTGGCGGCATCAATCAGCACGTGGCTTGAATCCCGTAAGACGGCCCAGAGTGCACTGCCGGAAATCCCTGACTATGTCGTGACGCCGACCTCTGAAAAAATCACTGCGGCGCTGACGTATGCGCAGCTGACTCACACCATTGCGCTGATTTATGGCCATCCTGGTGTAGGTAAAACGGAAGCGCTGAAACAATACGCTCGTACCGGTAATAACGTCTGGCGTCTTACCGCCAGTAAATCCCGCACGAACGAGCTGGAAACCATGTACGAACTGGCGCTGGATATGGGCATTTCAGATGCGCCTTATCAGCGCGGCGCATTATCCCGCCTGCTGCGACGCCGGCTGCGTGACACTAATGCCTTAGTCATCATTGATGAAGCTGACTGGCTGAACTATGACGCCATCGAAGAGCTGCGCATCCTCCAGGAGGAATGCGGCATCGGGCTGGCGTTTATCGGTAACCATAAAGTCTATGACCGCCTGACCGGTGGTAGTCGCACCGTAGACTTTGCCCGTCTGTTCTCTCGCGTGGCAAAGAAAATTGTCATCAACAACGTGCTGGCTGCTGATGTGGATGCGTTCTGCGATGCATGGAAGGTTGACGGCCGCGATGAACGCAAACTGTTACGTGCGATTGCAAAGCGCCCTGGCGCTCTGCGCTCTCTCTCCCATATTCTGCCGCTGGCCCATATCTACGCCAGTGGTAAAAGCGAGCCGGTTAACTCTGGCCACATTCATTCAGCAATGCTTGAACTGGGGCATGCTGAAATCGTGGAGGAATAATGCCGTGATTAGTGAACTGATCTCTTCTCATATTCAGCAAGCGATGGCCACAGAGGCGTTGTTGAACAAAAAAGGCTGTCTGGTTACGGAGTTTCGCCAGACTCGTTCTCGTCCCGTTCTGGAGGTGTCATGTCCTCCGGCTGAACTGCTAAACAGTGCTGTGCGTATTGTTGAGCGTAACAATTCAGGTTCCCGCTCCGTGTGGGTAGCCAGTTTCAATGGTTGCCGGATTATCTGGCGCTGAGGAATCAAAATGGCAAAACTTATTTTTACAGTAATTACCAAGGATGTGTTTTCCGAAGGTGGTCAGGTTAAGGAAGTAGTCGATATCAATGCAGTTATGGAAGACGTAAATCATGAATGCCCATCGGCTGCTGACCACCTGGTCAATATCATTAATAAAATGGCACCACAAATTATTAAGGCCGCAAATTTCCATTATGTAAATGAATGGAAAGCGCGGACCGGGAATACCGAATCCAATACCACTCATTAAGGCGAATAGATGAATAATTCAAATACCGTACCTGTGGGTTACCGCACCAATGCTCAGGGGCATTTAATCCCTGAGTCTCAGGTCAAACCCGTGGATAAGCTGCGTGATGAAGTCGTGATGACGATCGTCGGCGCAGCACGTCAGCAGCGTCAGTTGCTGGCAGCGTTCAAACTGGAGTCTATGCAGAGAATCGCCGACTTCACAGACCTTTCGGCGTCTGAGTATGGCGTGGAGTATGGCGGCACGAAAGGCAATGTGACCCTGGTCAGTTTTGACGGCCGTTACAAGCTCATTCGCGCAGTTGGTGAGCATCGCGTATTTGATGAACGTATCCAGGCGGCTAAAGCGCTGATTGATACCTGCATCAGCGAATGGTCTGGCGGTGCGGATGAACGCATTATGGCCCTGGTAGATCATGCCTTCCGCGTTAACAAGCAAGGTCGCATCGACATCAACCAGGTTCTGGGCCTCCGTCAGCTCGATATCAATGACCCGAAATGGAATGAGGCGATGGACGCTGTTGCTGATGCAATTCAGGTTTCCGGCACTAGTCAGTATTTGCGTATTTATGAGCGTCAGGCGGATGGTAACTATCAGCAGATTTCGCTGGATTTAGCCAAGCTTTAAATACTTTTAAATAAAACTTCAAATTGAAAACGGCGCTTGCGTCAGGGATTCGTTCGCGCCGAATTCAGCAAAAGGAATATTTTATGAGCGAACAACAATTAATTTCGATGATTATCGACCTGAAATCCTGGCATCAAAATCGCGTTGATAAATGCCAGATGGTTATTGACAACAAAGACGCTGATATCTGTTTAGAAATGGGCGAAAGCGAGGTGCTGGAATTTGGGGCTGACACCAAAGAAGCCCGTTTCATCCGAATTGGTGTCCAACTGGCACTTCTTCAGTTCCAGCCTTTTCCGATCACCATGAAACCGGCGGATGACAACATGGAGGATGAAGACGATGAATAAACCTCATGTTTTCGATGCAGCCCTGGCGATGTGGGGTTATGACCGTCAGGTTCTGGCAACAGCCGAAGAATGTAATGAGCTAGCCGCTGCGTGCACTCGTTTTGTTACTCATAAAGCGAACGGCAACCGTATCGCCGAAGAAGCTGCCGACGTTGAAATTATGATTGAGCAGCTTCGCCATAATGGAATGAGCGACATGATTGATCAGCATAAAACACGAAAAATGGCCCGTTTATCTCAACGCGTAGGGGCTGAGATATCTGATGCGGTATCACCAGCCAGCCCGTCAGTATCTTCCTTACTTGAAGAAGCTGCAGAGCAACTTGAAATGGCACAGGCGCTTTATATCGACAGGCAATCCAGTAACCGTCTTGCTGCCGCCAGAACCCGCCGTTGCATCGCCGTTCTGATGCATGCGGCCCAAAGCATGATCCGCGAGCAGCAACAGGCAGAACAACCCCAGGGAGACAAATGATGATCGATGCAATCAAAGCCGTGCTGTCCGATAAGGGCGAAATGACCTGTCTGCAACTGGTCAGTGCGACGGGAACCAGTGCCCAGTTGCTTATCAAGGCGCTACGCAAAGCGGTGGCACGTTCCGAGCTGAAAGAGCGTAACGGTTATTACGACATTATCCGCAGCAAATCACCTGTAGCGGCTCGACGCTCATTTAGGTGGATTGAGGGTACTGAGATTCCCCGAAGTGTGATGTACCTGGCTTCCGGGCCACGGTCAGCTGAAACGGTGCTTGTTCTGGTTGAGCTGGATGACAAAAAGCAGATGCAGGGCTGGCCACAATTTGAAAGTGCGTTAATCGATATTCGAATGGGGCATTTTCAGTGCTCCAGAACCGGGCAAATTATTACCCGGCATGTCCTTAGATACCTGCCTATTGATGTGCAAGGAGTTGCCTGATGGTAATCGTCATCGTTTGTTATATCGCTGGCGGCATACTGACCTTCGTGCTCGTTGCTGCGCTGCGTGGTAGCAAAATCATGGATAAAGAGGCTGATTCAATCAGCGCTCTGGTTGCGGCTGTAGCCTGGCCATTCACTCTGATGGCACTGATTGGGTGTATCACTCTCTGGTGGCTGTTTGATGTGCTGGAGCTGCTGTTTTTCGCCACCTCAACCTATTTCAGGAGTCGCAAATGACAACCACTATCACAAAGGAACAATGGAACGGTATCCAGAACACGCTAGGTGATTTGTATACCAGGGTTGAATTTAAGCTGTCTTCTGGAGAAAAAATTGCAGTTTATAAGGCCATTGTCTCTGAAAATAAGCTGGCGTTAATAGTCTGGATTGATGATACCCGCAGTGAAGCATGGGGCTGGCCGTCACATAAGGATTTTCGTCCGATTACGAAGGCAGTATGGCGTCGTAAAACGTATAAGCCAGGCGCTTCCATCATCCGCCGAGCGTCAAAAACCAGAGACGGCCTGCGCTGGTTGAAACGCAAAGAAAATGCGCACCTCCATGAGGTTGTGGAATACTGGGTATGTCATTTCAGCACCGCATCATCGTTGGTTCGTCAATTTAAGAAAATTGATGGTCTTGAGCTGGTATCACCACTGAGTGAGGTAATGGCTGATGCGAGCTAATACTATCAAATTGATCCACGTCGCGCGTCGTACTCTGGGTCTTGATGATGAGACTTATCGTGTTTTTCTTAGCACTGTTGTGCCGGGTAAAAGCAGTTGCCGTGATATGAGCTCGGCGCAGCTGCAGGCCGTGCTGGATGCTCTTAAAGAGCGAGGTTTTAAGCCTGTTTCATCTAAACCAAAAGCACCATCGGGGATTGCCGGCAAAATTCGGGCGGTATGGTTCACCATGTTCAATCAGGGTTTTGTCACCAGTAACGACACTGCAGCGATTGATGCGTATGTAAAGCGCATAACCCGGCAACAGAACGGTGGCGAAGGTGTGGCAAAGCTGAACTGGTTGCGTGATGAGAAAGCTCGAACCGTTCTCGAAAGCCTGAAACGGTGGCATATGCGGTGCATGCTGGAGCGTTTACCAGACACCGGTATCAAACCTACTTACGACCGTGTATGTGAGCGTTATCAAATCATGTTGAACATTTGCAAGGGGGAAAAATGAAACCAGAGTCTAGCAAAATCAGAGAGCTTTCAAACGCAGAAGTCCATGCCGCTGAGCTGATTGCAAGTGGCTGGCCAGAGGAGTTAATTCACGGTTTGTTAAAACCCTCAGCCCCTGTCTATCGCACAACCGTTATTGCTGAACTGACTCAGGATTTTAAACTTGAAATGATGTCAAAAATGAATCTGTACCGTGTTGTTTGTAATCTGGAAACAATCAGAACACAGGCTATGGCTGCTGGTGAATATGATGCTGCTGCAATCGCAGCAGCTCGATTAGCGGATCTATTACCTTCAGTCCCCCAGCCCTAATTTTTCTTTCAGCAATTTTTCTGCAAGGGCGCTGCCGATCTTGCGCAGGAGGGCGACTGGAGCCTCCTGCGCTTCTTCTTTCAGCTTTTCAAATACGGGGCGTTGGTTTAATACTGCCGCAAAATCATGTCCCGCTTGTGTCAACCGTATTGGTTTGATTGCAAAATTCCATGAGATGCCTGTACTTTTCTGCGTCGGATGCAGGCCCAAAGATTCAAAGCCTGTCTCCAGTTTGAGACTACTGATGAACCCGTTCTCGGCCAGAAGTAGCAAATGAGCAATCAATATGTTCTGTTCCTTCTCATCGACGTCAAACAGACCAAGTTCTTTAAGGGTGATGTAGGGTTCTGGGGATTCAATAAAACAATTTAGCAACTTCTTCATTTCATCAAGATCGAGTTTCATCCAAGTATCTCACTGTTAGAAAATTGTCCCGGCTCTTTGTGACCATGATGCCGCCACGGGGCAACGTTATCAGTAAATGCTTTTCAGACAAAACGGTGATAAATTTTAATCATTATTTTTAAGGGGGTTATATGAAGTATTTGTTAGCAATAGTCGTAATGGTAGTTAGTCTGGCCTCTTATGCGGCAGAGGAGTCGGGCAAGAAAGACCCTGCATCTGGCCTCTGGACATGTAACGGCATCAAGCTTCATATGGGCGTTGACCTGGTTTCCTGGCAGAATCTTGATGATGGTGATACCTATGTGCAGACAGAGCCGCCGTCACCAGAGAATGACAAAGAAATTTCCGTGCATGGAACTTCGTATACCTTTGCTTCAATGCGTAACCCGGCAGTCATCAAGTTTTTTATAGTCGATAAATCGGGGAAAAAATTATATCTCCATGACGATATAAAATTCTTCAAGCTTCACCCATGCAAACGTGACAGCTGATGTCATCAACAATCCCGCCAACGTGCGGGATTTTTTGTATACTGACTGTGCACTTACCTTGAGGAGGGTTTATGTCACAACAGTCGGAGCTTTTTGAACACGACCCGGCCATTCACCAGTTGCTTGACCATATCGACAATATCCCTGTCGGTGAGCTTGAGCACCAATGGCCACAAATGCTGGTTGCACTTGTCGATGTGATGGAGGCAGAATTGAAGCGCCTCGGAATTGCTGAAGACAGCCGCTTGCTGGCGCGTAAACTGGCGCTGGCCATGTCCCACTATATGGGCGGACGTCAGTATTATCTGCCATCCGGGGACAAGCTTGTGACAGCGTTACGGGACGATCTTATCTTCTCCCGTTTCGATGGCCGCAACCTTGAAGACCTGCGCCGCGAGCATCGTTTATCTCAGACGCAGATTTACGATATCATCGCCCGTCAGCGCAAGCTTCATACCCGTCGTCGCCAACCGGATTTATTCCCGCACTAATTATCTGTAACAACCGACTGCGCTCGAGAGTGCGGGTTGTACTCAGATACCGGAATCACCTCTCTAATCAGCTTTTTCTTATCCTCGGATGCAGATCCACTCACCGGATAAGCTGATGCCCCAAATACCCCGTAGTCTGAAAGCGTCATTGCTGGCGATTGCTATTGCCGGTGGCGGTTATCATGAAATGACCCGCGAGACCCTTATCCACGTCGAGGGGATCGAATATACCCCGTACCGCGACATTGCCGGCATCATGACCGTATGCGTTGGCCATACTGGCGCTGATATCCAGATGCGCACCTACACCTATAAAGAGTGCATGGCCCTGCTGGACAGTGATTTAAAGCCCGTTCGGGCAGCCATTAAACGGCTGGTAAAAGTCCCTTTAACCGATTATCAGCGCACCGCACTTGAGACGTTCATTTTCAATACCGGCACCGGGGCATTTTCCCGTTCGACCCTCCTCAAAAAACTGAATGCCGGTGATTTTGAAGGTGCTCGCGACCAGATGCGTCGCTGGATATTTGCGGCCGGGAAACCGTGGAAAGGACTGATGACGCGCCGTGAAGTTGAGATGGCCATCTGGTCAGTCGGAGGTGTTGATGACCTTCGCTGATCGTCTTATCGCTGCCGGCGCGGTTGCACTCCTGGTCACCGTGGGTGCGGTCTGGGTAAAGGCTGAGAAAACGCACAGCGATAACGTCCAGTTACGCCGGGACTTGCAGACCCAGACGCAAGCCAGAAACACAGCAGAATGGCTGCTACACGGCCAGGAGCAAACCATCCAGATATTCAGTGCCATCCGCGCGGCCAATGCCGCAGCACGGCGCGAAGACGAGAGGCTGCGCGATGAAGCTCAGAACCAGATCACCCTCATCCTTGAAAAAGAAGAATGCGCTAAGCACGATGTGCCTGCTGCTGCTGTTGAGTGGTTGCAGCGGGTCGAGAACCGCGCCCGTTCCGGTGGTGGTGACCCCGCTGCCTATTGATGCAGAACTGCTGGCGGAAACGCCTGTGCCAGTACGCCCCGCGCCGTTTACATACGGTGCATCAGTGGTCTGGAATGCCACGCTATTAACAGCACTTGGCCAGTGCAATCGCGATAAGAACGATGCCCGCCAGCAGGATTTAAAAAGGATTGAAATTTATGGACGCCGACCTGCTTCAGGAGGCTGAAGAGTTTCTGCGGGAACTTTGGCAGCAACAAGGTTGCAGCTGGCCTGGACCACAAATCCAGCGCCCTGAGCCTGACCGTATTTGTGCCTTATGTCGTCGCAGGCTGGGGATTGTTGAGCTGACTGGCCAGTATGAGACGTTGTGTCAGCGTTGTTATTCAGGGAGTTAAACGTGGGCATTTTTGAATATATCGGTCTGTGGCCATATCTGTTACCAGTAGCTTTTGGCGGGATTGTCTGGGCTATGCGCCGCACGTTCGCCAGTACCGAACGGGTAGAAAAGCTGGAAAATCGCCTCACCGAGATGGAAACCAAATACGCCAATATGCCTGGCGTTGAAGATATGCAGGAAATGCGCCTGCGTATGACGGAGATTGCTGGAGATATGAAGGTTATCGGCCAGCGCGTGCAGTCAATGACCCACCAGATTGAATTGTTACTGGAAAATGCGGTGAACCGGAGCAAATGATGATTAACGATATTCTGACTGAAGACCAGAGGCTGGTCATTCTTCGCAGCCTGATGGACTGCAACAACGAAGCGAACGAAAGCATTCTGAATGACTGCCTTGATGCCTACGGCCACAACATTTCACGCGATCTCGTTCGTACTCATATTGACTGGCTGCAGGAGCAAGGGCTGGTTACGGTTGAAAACCTGCGTGGTTTTTATGTCGTCACCATTACTGGCCGGGGGCAGGATGTCGCCGAAGGTCGTTCCCGCGTATCCGGTGTTAAAAAGCCCCGTGCCCGCTGAGGTTAGCTATGGAAACGACAAAACCCACTCGCGGCCGCGCGTCGAAAGTTGATCTGCTGCCTGAAGACGTCAAAAAAACGCTTCATGCCATGCTCAGGGATAAAGCCATTCCACAGGCGCAGATCCTGGAAGAGATTAATGCGCTGATTGATGATGCTGGGCTACCGGAAGACATGCGGCTTTCCCGTTCTGGCCTGAACCGTTATGCCACCAGTGTCGAGCAGGTGGGACAGAACCTGCGTCAGATGCGGGAAATGACACAGGCGCTCACCAGCCAGCTCGGCGATAAGCCGATGGGTGAAACGACCAAGCTCATACTGGAGATGGCCAGAAGTCAGCTCTTTAAAGCATTGATGCGCCAGATTGAAGATCCAGAAGCCGAAGTCGATATCGACATGCTCAAAAATGCCATGCTGGCGGCCCAGCGTCTGGAATCAACAGCCATGTCCAGTCATAAGCGCGAAAAAGAAATTCGCCAGGCCTTTGCAGAAGAAGCGGCTAATGCTGTCAGTGACGAACTGCGCGGTACGGATGGGATGAGCGAAGAGCTTGAGCAGCGTATTCGCAATGTGTTGCTGGGGAAAGCGTGATATGACCGCAACTACAAAACGACTCACCCCACTCAGCGAACCGCGCCAGATTGACCTGAAGGAAGAAGCCAGCAAACTCGGCGTGGATATTGTGACGGATGCCGGCAGTCTGAACCCGGCGAGCGAAGCCGTTTTCCTTCCCTATCAGGCCCGGTGGTTCAGCGATGACAGTCAGATTTGTATCGCTGAAAAATCCCGCCGTACCGGTCTGACCTGGGCAGAGGCTGGCCGTAATGTCATGACGGCCGCAAAGCCACGTAAACGCGGTGGCCGCAATGTCTTTTATGTCGGCTCCCGGCAGGAGATGGCGCTGGAGTACATCGCCGCTTGTGCGCTGTTTGCCCGTGCTTTCAATCAGCTGGCAAAAGCCGACGTCTATGAGCAGACCTTCTGGGACAGCGATAAGAACGAAGAAATTCTGTCGTACATGATTCGCTTTCCGAACAGCAATTTTAAGATCCAGGCGCTGTCCTCGCGGCCGTCCAACCTGCGTGGGTTACAGGGGGACGTCGTTATTGATGAAGCCGGTTTCCATGAGTCGCTTGATGAACTGCTGAAAGCGGCGTTCGCGCTGACTATGTGGGGCGCTCGTGTGCGGATTATCTCCACGCATAACGGCGTTGATAACCTGTTTAACCAGTACATTCAGGACGCGCGAGAGGGGCGAAAAGATTATTCCATTCATCGTATTACCCTGGATGATGCCATCAGTGATGGCCTTTACCGCCGTATCTGCTACGTCACGGGGCAGGGCTGGTCCGCCGAAAAAGAGAAAAAATGGCGTGACGACCTTTACCGCAATGCCCCGAACAAAGAGAGCGCCGACGAGGAATATGGCTGCGTACCGAAAAAGTCCGGCGGTGCTTACCTTTCCCGCGTACTGATTGAAGCGGCGATGACGCCGGAGCGTGATATTCCGATCCTGCGTTTTGAGGCTCCTGACGATTTTGAATCCTGGTCGCCAGAACTGCGGGAAGCGGAAGTTTCAGCGTGGTGCGAGAAAGAACTGGCTCCATTGCTGGCTGCGCTCAACATCCAGCATAAACACGCCTTCGGTGAAGACTTTGCCCGTAATGGCGACCTGACCGTTTTTGTCCCGCTGGAAATCACCGCCGACCTGTATAAGCGTGAATGCTTCCGCGTCGAGCTGAAGAACGTCACCTATGACCAGCAGCGTCAGATCATGCTGTTTATCCTGGCGCGTTTACCTCGCTTTATCGGCGCCGCTTTTGATGCCACCGGTAATGGTGGGTATCTGGCTGAAGCTGCGCGTCTGGTGTATGGCCCGGAGATGATTGACAGCGTGCACCTGTCAGCAGCCTGGTATCAGGAATGGATGCCAAAGCTAAAAGGTGAATTTGAAGCGCAGAACCTGGTTATCGCCCGTCACCAGACAACGCTGGATGACCTGCTCAATATCAAGGTCGTTAACGGCGTACCCCAGATTGATAAGGGCAGAACCAAAGACGCCAATGCCAGTGGCACTGGTGGCAAACGTCACGGTGACTTTGCGGTAGCGCTTGCGATGGCGGTACGCGCTTCTTATATGAATGGTTTTGTCATCGACGAAGACAGCGTGCAGGCGTTGCCCGGTAAGCGCCGGGAAGATGCGCACGATGATGAAACCCATGATGACTACCACGAATTTGAAAGAGGATGCTGGTAATGGGCCGTATTCTGGATTTAACGGGCAATCCCTTCGATTTTGATCCTGATTTGCAGACGGCGCAGGAATCACTGGTGATGATGGCAAAGCGTACCCAGGAGCACCCGTCCAGTGGTATCACGCCAAACCGTGCCGCCATTGTCCTGCGTGACGCCGAACGCGGAGACCTGACGGCTCAGGCTGACCTCGCCTTTGATATGGAAGAAAAGGACACGCATCTGTTTTCCGAGCTGTCAAAGCGCCGGCTGGCCATTCAGTCTTTACCCTGGAGCATTCAGCCACCGAAAGACGCCACTCCGCAGGAAAAGAAAGATGCGGCAATGCTCGATGAGATGTTGCAGGACGCTGCCTGGTTTGAGGACGGCATTTTTGATGCCGGCGACGCCATCCTTAAGGGTTACAGCATGCAGGAGATCGAATGGGGCTGGCTGGGTAAGCAGCGCGTACCCGTTGCGCTTCACTGGCGTGATCCTGCGTTGTTCTGTACGCCAGAAAGCAATCTGAATCAGCTCAGGCTGCGCGATGGCAGCGCCGACGGTGTTGAACTTCAGCCGTTTGGCTGGTTCCGCCATCAGGCAAAGTCCCGCTCAGGATATGCCGGCACGCTGGGGCTGGTCCGAACGCTGGTCTGGCCGTTTATCTTCAAAAACTATTCGGTGCGTGATTTTGCTGAGTTTCTGGAGATTTACGGTCTGCCGATGCGCGTGGGCAAGTACCCAACCGGGGCAACCTCCCGAGAGAAATCCACTCTGATGCAGGCGGTCATGGATATCGGGCGTCGTGCTGGCGGTATTATCCCGATGGGTATGGCGCTGGAGTTCCAGAGTGCGGCCGATGGTCAGGCAGACCCGTTCCAGGCGCAAATCGGCTGGGCTGAGCGCTCCATGTCAAAAGCCATTCTGGGGGGAACGTTGACCACGGAAGCCGGTGACAAAGGTGCTCGTTCTCTGGGTGAAGTTCATAACGAAGTCCGTAAAGAGATCCGTAATGCCGACCTGCGGCAACTGCGTCGCTCTGTCAACCGTGACCTGATTTATCCGTTACTGGCAGTCAACAGCCGAACCACCCTCGACCCGTGCCGTTTGCCGGGTATTGTGTTTGATTCCGGGGAATACGAAGACCTCTCTATGTTTGCGGAGGCCATTCCGAAACTGGCGGCAGGTATGCCGGTGCCAGTGTCCTGGATTCAGGAAAAACTGAATATCCCGCAGCCTAACGGTGACGAGCAGGTATTCCGTGCCGCGCCAGTGGCTGAAGGTCTGCCAGCGGTAAACGGTCAGGCCAGTCTGAGTGCGACAGACCTGAAGCAGACTGATGATATTGACGATATGGGCGCGGCGGTGACGCCGGATGCGTTTAAACAGGCCATTGATCCGCTTTTAAAGCCCGTTATTGCCAGCATTATTAAAAACGGCCCTGAATCGGCGATGCAGGATGCGGCGACGCTCTATCCCGAACTGGATGATGCAGCGCTTATCGACCTCCTGACCCGCGCTATCTTTGTCGCTGACCTGTGGGGGCGTATCGATGGCACAAGCAGTTGATTTGGCATACGCCGCCCGGTTACCCCCAAAAGAGGCGGTCTCTTACTTCAGAGCCAAGGGCCATAACGTCACCTGGAACTGGTATGAGCAACTGACGGACGCGCATGCCCGCGCGTTTACCGTCGCTAAAGCGGTGCGGCTTGATGTGCTGAACACCCTTCGTGACGAGGTTGATCGCGCTGTCCACGACGGCATCACACGTCAGGAGTTTACCCGGACGCTGGCACCGCGCCTGCAGAAGCTGGGATGGTGGGGAAAGCAGATTGTTGTCGATACCGAGGGTAATGCTAAGGAAATCGAACTGGGCAGCCCGCGCCGTCTTGCGACCATTTACAACGTCAATATGCGCACGGCTTATAACAGCGGCCGTTATGCGCAGATGATGAATAACGTTGAGGATTACCCGTTCTGGCAGTATGTGGCCGTTATGGACGGGCGAACCCGCCCGGAGCATGCTGCGCTGAATGGGCTGGTTTTTCGCTATGATGACCCGTTCTGGAAGACGCACTACCCGCCGAATGGCTGGAATTGCCGCTGCCGCGTCAGGGCGTTGTCTGCTGAACGTATGAAAGCGCTGGGGCTGAAAGTCAGTTATGGGGCATCTTTCGTGCACACCCATGATGTTGACGCCGGCATTGATGAGACCACGGGTGAAATCTTCAGGACGGAATCCACGACCTTTGATAACGGCCGCGTGAAAATGACGCCCGATGTGGGCTGGTCGTATAACCCAGGTTCGGCGGCGTTCGGCACTGACCAGACGCTTATCCGTAAAGTTATCGAGACCCGCGACCCGCAGCTGCGTGAGCAGGTTATTCAGTCGCTCAACAACAGCCGCGAGCGCCAGCTGGCGTTTTCAGTGTGGGCAAAACGTACCCTCACCAGTGGCCGCGCCGGTGATGCCATTCAGACGCTGGGTTTCATGTCTGAATCCGTTGCCGCCGTGGTCAGAGCGCGAGTCGGTGCTGAACCAGCCCGGTTATTGGCGATCAGCGAAAAAGGTTTGTCTGATGCGGTTTCAGCTGCAGACACAAAGCTCAGTGATGCCGATGTACAACAATTGCCGGCGCTGATGGCTCAGCCTCAGGCGGTGTTGTGGGATAGCGCCAGGAATGTGCTTATGTATGTAACGCCTGCAGATGATGCCGGACAGCAGATAGTTATCCGCACAGAGCCCGCAGTGAAGAACGGTGGAGACCTGCTTGACCAGGTCGTCAGCCTGTCACGGGCAAGCCTGAGCAGCCTGCAATCAGCGGTGAACGCTGGCTCGCTTGAAGTGATTGAGGGCCGTCTGGGGCTGGAGGAGGCACCATGAGTATTGATTTAGCTGTTGTGCTCGATATCAACAGGATCCAGACGGCGTTCATCAGCCTGGGCGCAATGGCCAATGATGGGGCCATTCCACGTGCCGCAGCTGCTGCACTGCTTTCCTCAACGGAGAACGCCTTTGAACAGCAGGCTGACCCGGTCACCGGTGAGCATTGGGCCAGCTGGAGCGATCCTTATCTTGCGTGGCGTGAGAAACATAATTATGTTCCTGGTACTATCCTGACCCTGAATGGCGATCTGGCCAGGAGTATCACCACGGACTATGGCCCGGACTGGGCGCTGATTGGTTCGCCGATGATTTATGCTGCGATTCACCAGTGGGGCGGAAAGGCGCGATATACTGTCCTGAGAGCTCGTCCATATATGGGGCTTGATAAGGTCGGTCGCAAAGAGATTTACGCTGCTATCGAAAAACGTGCTCAGGCTGCTCTCAGGCCATAGTATGATGTTTGCTATACGTTGACGCTTATAAAATCTTTTAAACGCGTACAGAGAGATTTAAACGTGTTTTAAATGGGGTTGCGTCCGTTCTCCCGCTTCGCTTTCTATCCGGTTCGTTGTTTTCAGTCAGATACCGGAATCACCTGCATTTTCTTCCCCGCGTAAAAATGGCCTGAGTTTCTCAGCAACGAGCAGGCCATGAAAACAAAACCTTCCTCTTTTGGTATCGCCATTCTTGCGGCCACCGTCGGTGATGACGGCTGGTGCCAGTTGCTTCCCGCCGGGCGTTTTCGTGCCCGTGATGGTCGGCCGTTCGATGTTGCTGATGGCTGGTATATGGATGCAGCCATCGCTGCACGTCTGATTGATGGCGTCCGGGCTCTTGGCCAGGACGTGCTGATTGATTACGAGCATAACCAGCTGCGCAAGTCTGAAGGGCTTTCGCCTGATGAACTGAAAGCGGCTGGATGGTTTAACGCTGATGAAATGCAGTGGCGTGAAGGCCTGGGGCTTTTTGTTAAGCCTCGCTGGACACCTGCGGCGCTGACCTATCTGGCCAACGAAGAATTCGGCTTCCTTTCGGCCGTTTTTCCTTACGACCTTGTTACTGGTGCACCAACCGTGCTGCGCATGGTGGCGCTGACCAATGACCCTGGCGCGACTGGCATGCAAAAACTGGCGGCGCTGGCTGCTTCCTTTGATGAACTCACTAACCACCCACATGAGGGACGTCCCATGAATGAAAACCTGCGTCAGCTGCTGGCGCGACTCGGTATCACGCTGGCTGAGAATGCTGCCGTGACCGATGAGCAGGCCACAGCCGCACTGTCAGCTTTTGATGCGCTCAAGGGCAAGGCAGATAAGCACGATGAACTGAACACCCGTGTGACTGCACTCAGTGCTGAACTGGTTACGGCAAAAGCCGAATCCGGCACGCCAGACCTCACCAAATGGGTACCGGTGGAAACCTATAACGCCATTCGCCAGGAGCTGGCAGAGGTCACTGGTAAACACTCCACGGTTTCCCTTAGCGCTGTTCTGGATAAGGCGGAAACCGAAGGCCGTATCTTCAAATCCGAGCGGGCTTACTTTGAGCAGGTTGGCGCTCAGGTTGGGGTTGTCGCACTCTCTGCTCAGCTCGATGCCAAGCAGCCTATTGCGGCGCTGACTGCACTACAGACTACGACGACCAGTATCCCTGATACCCGCCGCGAAGGTCTTACGGCGCTGTCTGCCGATGAAAAATCAGCAGCAAAAGCACTCGGCATGTCTGAAGCCGAATACCAGAAACTCAAAGAGGAAGGCGATAAATGATCGTTACCCCGAGCTCCATTAAGGCCCTGATGACCTCATTCCGTAAGGATTTTCAGGGTGGTCTGGATGGTGCGCCATCCCAGTACCAGAAAATTGCCATGACGGTACCGTCATCCTCCAAATCCAATACCTATGGCTGGCTGGGTAACGCGCCGCAGCTGCGTGAGTGGGTCGGTGCGCGAGTTGTGAATCAGATGGCGGCCAGCGCTTACACCGTGGCCAACAGAACCTATGAAGGCACCGTCGGCATCAGTCGTGATGATTTCGAAGATGACAACCTTGGCGTTTACAGCCCGATGTTCTCTGAGCTGGGCCGTTCTGCGGCTGTACAGCCTGACGAGCTGGTGTTTGGCCTGCTGAAAGATGGCTTTAACCAGGCATGTTATGACGGCCAGAACTTCTTCGATACCGACCATCCGGTCTATTCGAAAGTGGATGGCACCGGGACGGCGACGTCTGTTGCGAACGTCTTCCAACAGGCCGCTGACTGGACGGGTGATAGCTGGTATCTGCTGGACTGCTCCCGTGCTATCAAGCCGCTGATCTTCCAGGACCGCCGCAAGGCTGAACTGGTTGCAAAAACAGCCATCACTGACGAACACGTCTTTACCGACAACGAATTCCTGTTTGGTGTCAGCTGTCGTCGTGCGGTGGGCTTTGGTTTCTGGCAGATGGCGATGGCCATGAACGCCGATCTGACACTCGACAACCTCTGGACCGGCTGGACCACCATGCGCAAATTCCACGCCGATGGTGGCCGTCCACTGGGGCTGCGTCCTACTCACCTGGTGGTTACTCCGGGCAATGAGAAAGCGGCCATCCAGTTGCTGGAGCGTGAACTGATTGCCGGCACCAACGGCGTCGTCAGTAACGAAATGAAAGGCAAGCTGGAACTGGTGGTCGCTGACTACCTGTAAGTTACCTGCAGTCTTAAACCGATGTTAAAGGCGGTTAATCCGCCTTTAACCTGCCGTTTAACGTGGATTCAAAGGGAGAACCCATGTCATGTCAGAAGAACTTAAGCAAGGCATTGATGGCACTTCACCGGCTCGCGAAACAGCTGGCAATCAGCTTTTCGACCTGGTTGTCAAATGTTACCGGGACGTATACCGCCGCGCCGGCATCCCGTTCACCCGTGGCGAGAATCGCGTGGTGGGCGTCACTGAAGCGCAAGTGCGTATTCTCGAAGGCGACAGCGTCCTCAAAATCGTATCTGGCTCGCCAGCACCGGACGCGGAAGAGCCAGGGACCGTGGACAACGTGGGCCTGGGCAGTGAGCTGAAAACTGAAGAACTGAATGAGCCACCGTTGAACGAGCGCATCATTCTGGCCGTCGCGGGTCTGGACAAGTCTAACGCTGAGCATTTCACCTCTGCGGGAAAACCGCGCGTGGCTGCTGTGTCTACCGCTCTGGGGGAAATCATCTCCAGTGAGCAGCTCAATGCGGCGCTGGCCTCACAGGGTGAGGACGCGTAATGACTTATGCCACTGTCGCGGAAATGGCGTCCCGGTATCAGCGCCGCAATCTGGATCTACTGACCAAAACACGGACGGATAATAACCAGCCGGATGACGTCATCATTGATGCAGCGCTGGCTGACGCGACTGCGATGATGGATAGCTACATTGTCGCCCGCTACACATTACCGCTGACGGTGGCTCCGGCGACCTTGCCGCAGGTCTGCTGCGTCATTGCCTGGTACTTCCTGCAGGACACGCGAGCGACTGAACAATCAACACAGCGCTATAAGGACGCCATCCGCTGGCTGGAAGGCGTCCGGGACGGAAAGATTCCGCTTGGCACCGACACTGCCGGCAGTGCCCCAGATGGTGAGAATCTTGCTCAGGTGGTTTCTGATGCGCCTGTTTTCTCGCGTAAACAGCAGGGTTTTATCTGATGATTGGCGATACCGAAACCGCGCTGCTTGAGGCTGTTAAAGGACTTTTCGGCAACACCTTGCGCGATGTCGATACGCATCCGGGCACCTGGGATGATGTGGCTATCAAGCGCATGCTGCTCAGTGAGCCAGCGGTCTATATCGCCTGGCTGGGCTGTGGTCCCGGACGAACCTCTCGTGAGGTTGAAAGCCATTGGGTCCTCTACGTATGCGCCAGCATGCTCAACGGTCGTGAAGGTGACCGGCTGGGTATCTACCAGATTGTTGAGCGCCTTGTGGCGGGGATTAACTGGAAGACATTCGGCTCTACCACCGGCATGAAGCTGACCAAGGGGCAAAACCTCTATACCGATGCGCAAGGTGGCGCGGGTTGTGCGCTTTACGGCCTTTATTTCAGCGGGACCACGCCCATTGATACCAGCATTGATCTCAGCTCTCTGGATGACTACGAACGCCACTGGCAGACGTGGAAACAACCAGACGGCACACCGCCTTTTGAGGCGCATATCAACGTAAACGAGAAACAACCATGACTGATGTGCTGAAGATTAAGCCGGCTCCCGGCCGCACAGTTCGCGACCCGCAGACCATGAAACTGCTGGCCGCAGACGGTGAGACCAAGCCGCAAAACAGTTTCTGGCTGCGCCGCCTCAAAGATGGCGACGTGCTCCCGGTAGAAGCCACTAAGAAAGGTGCGAAATGAGCGATATCTCTTTTGATTCGATTCCAGCAGGCGGCGCGATTCGCGTTCCTCTGGCGTATATCGAGTTCAACAACAGCAACGCCGTTTCCGGCACGCCTGCGCCACGTCAGCGTGTTCTGATGTTCGGCCAGCGAGCTTCTGACGTTAATCAGAAGCCGGTGGGGTCGGTGCCGGCGAATACGTTGACACGTATTTACTCCCCGTCTCAGGCGTCTGCCGCATTCGGTCAGGGGTCGATGATCCACCTGATGGCAACCGAGTTTCTGAAGCTCAACCGCGTTGCGGAGCTGTACTGCATCGCCCAGGGCGATGGCACGGGTGTTGCTGATGCCGCCACCATTAAGCTGAGCGGTACAGCAACGGAGAACGGCACGCTGGTGACTTATATTGCTGGTGTTCGTATTCCTGCCACCGTTAAGACCGGCGATAAAGGCGCGGATATCGCGCAGAGTCTGGCTGACCTGATTAATGCAAAATACGATCTGCCGGTGACAGCGACTGTTGTACCCGATAGCGGCGGCGCGAACGCCGACCCGACGCATGCCGATGTGAAGTTATCGGCTAAGTTTCTCGGCCGCTCCTGCCCGACGGATACGCGCTTCAACTATTACGATCAGGAAATGACACCTGGTGGCATTGTGGCCACCGTCACCTATCCGGCAGACACCAACAGCAACCCGGACCTGTCAGACTCCATCGCCGCGATGGGTGACCTGCAGTTCAAATACCTGGTCATGCCTTACACCGATCCGACCAACCTTAACCTGCTGCGTACCGAACTGGTGGAGCGCTGGGGGCCAATCAACCAGGCCGACGGTATTGCATTTACCAGCTATCACGGCCCGATGGGGAGCCTGACCACGTTCGGCCAGTCCCGCAACGATCACCTGCTGTGCTGCCTTGGCGCACCAGCGACACCACAACCGCAGTATGTCTGGTGCACCAGTATTGCTGCTGTGGCGGCTGCGTCACTGAGCATCGACCCGGCCCGACCTCTGCAGACGCTGGTCGTCAGTAACCTGATGCCGCCGAAAGAGACAGACCTCTTCACCTGGCCTGAGCGTAATGGTCTTTTGTTTGACGGCATCAGCACCTTTACCGTCAACGACGGCGGTCAGGTGCAGCTTGAGCGTCTTATCACGACATATCGCACCAACAGCTACGGCGACCCGGACCCGTCCTACCTCAACGTTGAGACCATCGCGACGCTGAGCTATCTGCGCTATTCGACCCGCGTGCGTATTACACAGAAATTCCCGCGTCATAAGCTGGCTGACGACGGTACGAACTTTGCGCCGGGTCAACCAGTAGTAACTCCGGCGATTATCAAAACGGAGCTGCTGGCGCTGTTTACTGAGTGGGAGGAAGCCGGTCTGGTGGAAGACTTCACCACCTTTAAAGACGAACTCTACGTGGTGCGCAACAAAAGTGATCGTGACCGTGTTGATGTGCTGGCCGGTCCGAACCTCATTAACCAGTTCCGCATCTTCGCGGAACAGATCCGCTTCATCCTCTAAGGGGGGAACATGGCAGGAAATCAACGTCAGGGCGTCGCCTTTATCCGCGTCAACGGCCTTGAGCTTGAAACGCTGGCGGGCTGTACCTTCACCCCTGCGGGTGACACTCGGGAAACCGTTAAAGGCAGTCGTGTCTATGGCTATAAATCGACGCCGCGTGAAGCCACACTGGAATGCAAAATCCCTGGTGGCAGCGGTATTGGTCTGGATGAAGTCATCAACTGGACGGATGTGACCGCCGAGTTTAAAGCCGATACCGGGGAAACCTGGATGATGCCAAATGCCTGGCAGACCGACGAACCACAAAACAGCGACGGTGAAATCACCATTAAGCTCGCCGCTAAAACCAGCAAACGTATCGCGTAAGGAGTCACCATGACCGAGTTTAAAAGCCCTGAGCAGGAAGCAATGGAGTTTCATGAGGAGATTCTGAATGCACTCAAAAACGGTACATTCCGTCTGCTTGATGGCATCCCGTACGGCACCGGCGAAGAGATGGAAATGCAGTATGACATCACCTTCCGTGAACTGACTGCCGGCGACATCATTGATGCGCAGATGGCCTCTGAGCGTGTCGTGGAGACCAAAGCAGGACCACAGCTGGTGAGTTCACCTTCTCAGATGGGGCTGGAGATGTTGCGCCGGCAGATTGCAAAAGTGGGCGTGATTAGCGGTCCATTGTCGCTGGTTCTGCTCAAAAAAATGTCCCAGCGCGATTTCCATCGTGTTTCGCTGGCGACTGATTTACGTGATGTTGCTCAGGCTGCGGCGATGACCCCTGAACGGGGGCGAGTGGCTGCAGTGTCGGAGTGAGATTGAACAGGCGGCTATAGCGGTCGGCGTCATGCTTAAAGGGGGCCCGGAATGGGCCCTTTCTCTTCCGCTCTCCCGCCTTTTCCGACACTGCAAGCAGGCTGAAACCCTCTTTAAAAGGTAATTATCATGGCTGGGCAATTTCGCGCCTCAATCATTATTGATTTAATGGGCAACATTGCCCAGCGTTCCCGCCAGTTCTCCGGGAACATCTCCTCAATGGCTCGCAGCAGCCAGACGGCGATGAACGGTCTGCGCAATTCCGTCGCCAGTGTTTCAAACTCCATTGACCGCCTCGGTTCCTCGGCAACCCGCACGTTCGGCATGCTTACTGCTGGCGGTGCGACGATAGCCGGCCTCGGTTACACAGCCAATAAGCTATTCATCAGCATCGCGTCCACGCGAGAAAACCAACGTATCGCGCTCAACTCTCTCTACAAAGGCAACCAGCAGCATGCGTCAGAAATGATGCAATGGGCCATTCAGAACGCCAAAGACTCCACGTGGGGTCTGACTGGTGTTATGCAGGAACTGGTCAGCAGTAAATCGTTCGGTATGTCGGATAAAGAGACCACTAACTTTATCACCATGCTGCAAGACCAAGGGGCACTCAAGGGCTGGGATTTAAATGCAGCGCAAGGGGCATCTCTCCAGCTCAAACAGATGTTTTCTCGCCAGCAGATTACGGCAGCTGATGCCAACTTGCTAACAGGCTACGGTATCAACGTTTATCAGATTCTTGCAGATAAATGGAATAAAGATGTCAAGGAAGTCCGCAAGGCTGGTGAAAAAGGCAATCTAGGTCTGAAGTCTATTATTCAACTGTTTCAGGCTTTAAGTGAGGAATCGAAAGGGGCCCAGAAAACAGCGATGAACAGCTGGACGGGGCTGACCGCGCAGATGGGCGATGTGTGGGAAGACTTCGCCGATAAACTGATGAATAAAGGGCCTTTCGACATACTTAAAGGCCGTGTTAAAGGTGTGCTCGACTGGTATGGCCAACTGAGTAAACCTGGAGCAAACGGTGTAAGTGGTGTTGACCAGCTAACCGATGAGTTAGCCGCTAATTTCCAGACGGCTTTTGATACGATCAGCAGCGCTGCTCAGGAGACCTGGCGTTACCTGAAAATGGGTAAAGATGCCCTCAGTTGGGTGGATGACAATATTGTCAGCCTGAAAACGATGGCCAAGGTTATTGGTGGTATCTGGCTGGCGAACAAGGCGCTACGGATGGGCGGCGCTATCGTTCGTCCAACCTGGCAGGTTGCTACCTCACCATACCGTGCCTATCGGTGGATGCGCGGCCGAAACCAGCCAGGTGCGGGCGGGCCGGGTATGCCACCTATCATGAGCAATCCGCAGCTCATCCAGCAGGTCTTTGTCACCAACTGGCCAGCGTCGTTCGGCGGTGGTGGCGACGTCTATGCGGGTAATGGTAAACGCAAGCGTGGGCCGGGACGTGGTCGTGGCACCAGTGTCCCGGTTGTGCCATCACCTGCAGCAGCTCCTGCCGCAAAAGCGGGGCTGTTTTCCCGCATCTTCAGCGGCGCTGGCTCGATGCTTGCCGGCGCAGGCTCAGCCATCAAAGGTGCTGGTAGCTGGGTGGCCAACAGTGCCATTGGTCGTGTGGCTGCAAAAGGTGCCAGTGCGCTGGGCTGGCTTGGGCGCGGCGCAGGCCGTATGTTCTCCCGCTTTGGTGGGCCGTTGATGGCTGGCGCAATGATGGTGCCAACGTTGATGGATGAAAACGCGACGGCTGAAGATAAAGGCTCTGCTATGGGTAGCACAGCCGGCGCATGGGGTGGCGGCGCACTGGGCTCGTTGCTCGGCCCGGCGGGTACTGTTGTCGGTGCCACTCTCGGTGGTGTTCTTGGGGATTATCTGGGCGGATGGCTGGGGAATGTTTACGAGAAATTTGCCGGGAACGACAGCAGCGGCCAGCAGCAGACCCCGCCACCAGAACAGAAAGTCAGTGCTCAGGCCCAGTTGAAAATCCAGCTGGCTGACGGCCTGCAGATCACCAGCACCAATATTCAGGAAGACGGTATGGGCATGAATGTCTGGACCGGTCAGAACCTTTACCCTTATTAACGGGACAAATCATGTTTGAAAGTACAGTCGCTAGTGTGAACTCTCTCAGGGATGGACTGGGGGCGCTGGGTTTAAAAAATAGCAAACCGGATGGTAAAGGAACATTTCGCAACGTGCCGTTCCTGATTTTCCGTGACCAACGCATGACCGGTGGTCGTCGTCTCGTTAAACGCGAATATCCACTGCGCGATAAAGGTGGTGCGATTGATCTGGGTCGAAAACTCCATGAATTTTCCTTCTCTGCCTGTCTGTTGGGCAAAGATGCAAAGCAGCTAAAGGAAAATCTGATTGAGGCGCTCGATGATGCCGGCGCAGGGGAACTAACTCACCCGGATTTTGGTACGCTGCAGGTATTGGTTGAAACATGGGAATGCCGTTACGCTGCTGATGAACTCAATTACTACGAGTTCACAATTACTGTTTACCCGGCCGCAGAAGATGAGGCACCAGAGACATCAGCAGATACTGCAGCCGCCGTAACCGTCAAAAAGGATAGCCTGTTTGGTTCTCTGGGGGATACGCTCTCCGATGCCTGGCAGACAGTTCAGGAAGCAACAGATGGCGCCACGGCCGTTGCAGATGCTATCAGTGGTGTTTATGACGATATTGCTAGTGCGATTGAAAATGTCGGTATTCTGGGTAGTGTTAACGGGCTGTTGTCTGCCGTTACCCAAGTTAAAGGGATGGCAACACGGCTGGTTAATGCGCCAAAATTACTGGCCGCGAATTTGTTGGGGGCGTTTTCTGGGATCGCATCTGTTGCGGATAATGATGCTGGATTTAAAGCATATGAACGCATTGGCGTTAATCTGAAGCGTCGACAGGCTGCTACGGACACCTCTCATCTTGATCCGGCCGCTGCAGCGAACATCAATACGCTGTATTATGTTGCGACCGTCGCCACACAGACCAGTCAGGCGGAAGCGGCATCTGCCGTTCTTACTGATGCGCTGGCCACTGATGATGGACTCTCCCGCACTCCAGAACTGACGACCACGACGCCAGTCAGCTCAGTCTCCACACCTTCAACAACTCAGCAGGACTCAGCTGCCGGAATCACCCGGAGCGATTCAACTTCTGTAGCCTCAGAGAACAGTCCGGCATCGTTTCCACTCTTTGAAAGCCAGGCTGATATCGAACGGGTTACCAGTGAACTGGGCCAGATGCTGGATGACAGCACCATTGCTGCTTCTGATGCCGGATTTACGGCCAGCAGCCTTGAACTGGCCACATTTCGTCTTGTGGTGATTAACGATTTGCGCACTCGCGGTATTCATCTGGCGAACGTACGCAACGTCACCCTAAATCAGACGGAGCCGGCACTGGTTGCCCTGTATCGCGAAACTGGTGACAGCCTTTACTGGCAGCGTTTTGGTCGCCGAAACAGTGTACCCAATCCGCTCCTGATGCCAGGGGGCGTTTCTCTGGAGATCCTTGATGGCTGACGTCGAATTACGCACCGCAGGAAAGATTTTTGCCGGGTGGACGACCATCAATATTAACCGCTCCATCGAATCACTCTCCGGCTATTTCGAACTCGGTGTCAACGTTCAGCCAGAAACCGATTTATCATCACTTTCTCCGGGTCAGCCTTTTACCCTCACCATTAATGGCCAGACGGTCATTACCGGTTATCTCGATGGCCGTCGTCGCAACATGACGGCCGACTCTATGTCCATCACCATCTCCGGCCGGGATAAAACTGCTGACCTGATTGACTGCGCGGCTATCTATCAGGGCCGCCAGTGGAAGGGGCGCACGCTTGAGCAGATTGCGCGTGACCTGTGCGGCCCGTATAAGGTGACCGTCCGCTGGGAACTGACCGACAGTGAATCCTCAGCGCCGTTCCCGTCCTTTACACTCGATTACTCGGAAACCGTCTACGAGGCGCTGGGGCGTGCCAGCCGCGCCCGTGGTGTATTGATGACCAGCAATGCTGCCGGCGAGCTGGTCTTCACCCGCGCGGATGAAACCCAGACCGATAAGTTGATCCTCGGTGAGAACCTGATTGAGATGGAGTTTGAAGAAGACGATCGTGACCGCTTCAGTGATTACATTGTCGCTGGACACGGCCGCGCCAGCGGCAAAGCCGGTGACGACCAGAGCGCAAAAAACATCGCCAGTCAGAAAGCAGAGGTGAAAGACTCCGATATCACGCGCTACCGCCCGACGATTATCCTTGCTGACAGCAAAACGGATTCCAAAGGTGCCAGCGGCCGCGCGACACGTGAAATGCGTCGTCGCCTGGCTAAATCACGCACCTTCGAGGCAAAAGTAGACGGCTGGCTGCGCCGCGATGGTTCGCTGTGGATGCCTAACCTGCTGGTCGATATCGATGCATCCCGCTTCAGTATCACCACGGGACCGCTTCTGGTCAGCAAAGTCGTACTGGCGCTGGATGATCGCACCGGCATCATGACCACGCTGACGCTTACCCCGCGCGATGGCTGGCTGGTACCAATTGAACCGGACAGTAAAACGAAAAAATCCCGTAAAAGCGAAGATAAGAGCGGCGTGGATGCGCTGGCTGAAGAGTATTACCGCAAGCACCCGGAGAAACGCCCATGAGTGAACAGGCATTTCAGCGTCTGATTGCTCCCGTCATGCGCCGGCTGCGGCTGATGATTGGCCGCGCCGTGGTAACGCTGGTCAATGACAGCCTGAAGATGCAGAACCTCCAGGTGACGAGCCTTGATGATGGTCCACTGGATGACGTCGAGCGCCCTCTGCAGTACGGTCAGATTAGTGTCCCGCTGGCTGGCTCTGAAGCCATTATGGTGAGTCTTGGCGGCGATACTGATTCCGCCGTTGCTCTGGTGGTTGATGACCGTCGTTATCGTCCTGTCGGTCTGGTCGCGGGCGATAGCGGTCTTTATCACTACGAGGGGCACCGCATCCGCTTAACCAAAGACGGCCGGGCCATTGTGACCTGCAAAACGGTTGAGGTGTATGCCGATGAAAGCGGGTTGTTCGATATGCCAAAAGCCCGGTTTACCGGTGACCTTGAGGTAGATAAAAATCTTCAGGTTAAAGGTACAACTGACCTTCAGGGTGAGGCCACTGCGCCGGATATCATCGTGGATGGCAAATCTACCAAACGACACGTCCATGAAGAACATGACGGCCCATTAACCAAGGAGATGCAATGACAGACCTGGCATTCGTCTGGATTAATGGCCGGGGCGATATTGCACAGAACGGCGAGGACATGCTGACCGACGACAGCCTGACCAATGACGTCATCATTTCTCTGCATACGGATCGTCGTGCGCTGGATTCAGATGATATTCCCGGCGATAACACTGACCGTCGTGGATGGTGGGCAGATACCTTCCGTGACCGTCCTATTGGCTCAAGACTGTGGCTGCTTTCCCGTGAAAAGACACTCAATTCAGTGCTCACTCGCGCTGCTGAATATGCGCTTGAGGCGCTGGTATGGCTTAAAGAAGCCGGCCGCGTGAAAAAGATAGCCGTTTACGCCAGCCAGCCGGAAAGCGGCTGGTTGCAGCTGGATATTGAATTCACGCTGCCGGATGGCTCTGTCAGTCCTTATTCCTTTAAATCGCAATATAACGGAATTTAACATGCCTTATAAATCGCCTACGTTGCCTGAATTAATCGCGCGTGCTGAAGGTAATATTCAGCAGCGTTTAAAAGGTTCCGCGACAGGAAATAAGGAAAAAGTCCTGGGCGTGCTGGCGCGTGCGCAGGCTGGTCTCGATGCAGGTCTGCATGAGCATATTTCCTGGGCATATCGCCAGATTATCCCCGGTGATGCGGATGAAGCTGAATTGCTCAAACATTGCCAGTTCTGGGGTATTCGCCGCAAGCAGCCGACGCCGGCAAGCGACCCGATTACGGTCACGGCCAGCGCTGCCGGCACTATTCCAAAAAATACCCGCTGGCAGCGTGCCGGCAACATCCTTTATGCGCTTGAAGCTGATTTTGATGTCGCAGCGGCCGGAACCGTCAATGTCCCTGTTACGGCGGTAGTGTCAGGGACTGCCGGCAATGCTCCTGCGGGTACTGCATTGACGCTGGTCACGCCTGTCGCGGGGATTTCTTCAGATGCCGTGGCCACAAACGGATTGACTGGTGGTAGTGATATTGAGCCGGTCTCTGAACTGCTGGCACGGCTTGAATTTCGCGCCCAGCATCCGCCATGCGGCGGTAATAAATACGACTATGAGCGCTGGGCGCGGGAATGTGCAGGTGTAACTCGTGCATGGTGTCTGCCGACCTGGCAGGGGCCGGGAACGGTAGGCGTTGCGTTTGTGATGGATGGTAACAGCAGCATTATTCCGGGTGATTCTGATATTGCCAGGGTGACGGATTATATTGCAGGGCATCCGAATCCGATTACCGGCGTTATTGAGGGGCAACCAGAAGGGCCGGAGGTGACCGTATTTGCACCGAAATTAAAGCCTCTGGATATGACTATTAAAATATCGCCTAAAACGGATGCGCTGAAGCAGGATATTGCCAATGGGATGGCTTCGCTTTTTTATAACAAATGCGAGCCAGGCAGCACGATGACCACTTCCAGCCTCATCCGTGTGATTGCCTCAAGCCAGAGCCTGACTGACTTTGAGCTGTCGTCGCCCACCACTGCCACCTATTCAGCGGCTGATGAGCTATTGGTTCCGGGGACGATCACATGGATATGATGAGGTTTCAGCGAGTATTCCTGCAGCTGCTTCCCACTGGGCTCGCCTGGAACAAAGAACCCGGTTCAGAACTGAGCAAGATTGCCGGGGCTCTTGCCGATGGCCCGGAACAGGATGATGCCTCAATTGATCGTCTGCTTGATGAGCGTTTCCCTGACCAGTCTGTGGTTTTGCTTGAGGACTGGGAAAAATGGCTCGCTTTGCCGGATTGCACTAGCGCTGGCCAGACATTTGACGAGCGCCGGACCGCAGCTGCAGAGAAGTACAGAATGGTCGGGAGCCTTAACCGTCAATTCTATATCGAGCTTGCCGCAAAGTATGGCTTCGATATCGAGATAGAGTCGTACAGCGACGGCGCTTATGCCACCTGTTTGGATAACTGCCTTACCCGATTACGTAAAAACTACGGACGTTTCACGTCACATATCATCGTGAAAACCAGTGTGGATAATCGCAACGCCACCGTTCTTGATAATTGCCTTACTCCACTGGTCGTTTATTCCGGCGGCGTAATTGAATGTCTGCTTGAGAAATATAAACCCGCTCATCAGGTGTTTATTTATATTTACCAATAAAAGGAATCAGTCATGTTCCATCTTGATAATAATTCCGGCGTCAGTGCGATGCCGCCACTCGGAGCCGTGCAAAGTTCGGCCCCGCGTTGGTTTACTGAAGGTGGTGGTGGTGTACCTGCTTCTTATCCCGGCGCAGCATGGTTCAATATGATTCAGGCCGAGCTGCTGAATTTGTGTGCTGCCTATGGAATCTCTCCAGATAAAGCCAATTTAAATCAGCTTAAACTGGCGATTGAGGCTGCTGTAAACCAGCGTGCACCTCTCGCAAGTCCGGCGTTCTCCGGTGTACCAACGGCACCAACGGCAAGCCAGTCAACTAACAATACGCAGATTGCCACGACTGCTTTTGTTAAAGCTGCTTTGGCGGCGCTCGTCGATTCATCCCCGGCAGCACTGGATACATTGAATGAACTGGCAGCCGCGCTGGGTAATGACCCAAACTTTGCCACTACGATGACAAATGCCCTGGCAGGTAAGCAACCACTGGACAATACATTAACCGCTCTCAGCGGCAAAGATGTCGCAGGTATTCTTTCATACCTTGGTTTAGGAAGTTTGCCAACATTCGGAACGGCAGCATCAAAAGATGTTGGTACCGGAGCTGGTCAAATCCCAGATATGTCGTCATTT